TACTTTTACAGCTTTGTCTGGAAGTAATTTTGCTGGACCACTTACAGGGGATGTAACAGGAAACGTTTCTGGAACTGCAGCTACAGTAACTACTGCAGCGCAATCAAACATTACGTCATTAGGAACTTTAACAACTTTAACTGTTGATGATATTACAATAAACGGAAGCACAATATCTGATGCTGGAGATTTTACATTAGATGTTGAAGGCGATATTATATTAGATGCTAACGGTGCTGATGTATTTTTAAAAGACGCGGGTACTACTTACGGATCATTGACTAACACTTCAGGAAATTTAATTGTTAAATCAGGAACAACAACTGCATTAACATTTAGTGGTGCAAACGTTACAGTTGCTGGAGATCTTACAGTATCTGGTGATGATATTACTATGGGCACAAACACTGCAGGTAATTTATTAGTTGCAGATGGTACAAACTTTAATTCAATAGCAGTTAGTTCATTATCAGAAATATCAACAGCAGCTAGTGGTGATCTTTTATTAGCAGTAGATGCTTCAGGCGGTGGTCTTAAAAAAATTCAAAGATCAACAGTTGTTGCAGGACTTGCAACAGATAGTGCTATATCAAATGTTGTAGACGATACGTCACCTCAATTAGGTGGTAATCTTGATATGAACGGTGCAGATATTATTACTACTTCAAATGCAACTATTGACCTAGCTCCTAATGGTACTGGAACAGTTGTTGTAAGAGGTAATACAAATTCTGGAGCAATAGTATTTAATTGTGAATCTAATTCACATGGACAAAAAGTTATTGCACAGCCTCACAGTGCTAGTGTTACAAATGTTATGTTGTTACCTGCTGGTGCTGATTCAACTTTAGTATCTTTAGTTTCAACAGATACACTTACAAACAAAACTTTAACAAGTCCTAAAATAAATGAAAACGTAGCAGTAACTTCTACTGCAACAGAATTAAATTTTAATGATGGAGTAACTCTTGGTACTGCTATTGCTTCTAAAATAGTTACAACAGATTCAAACATAGATTCAACAGGAATGAGAAATCTAACAATATCTGGAGAACTAGACGCTGCAACTTTAGATATATCAGGAGCAATTGATATTGCTGGTGCTTCACAGTTTAATGGTACAGTAACTGTTGGTGTTGATGATACTGGACATGATGTTAAATTTTTTGGTGCTTCTGCTGGAGCTTATTTTGAATGGGATCAAAGTGCAGACCAACTTAGAATTTTAGGAGCATCCGCTGATGCAACTACTAGTACAGGTAAATTACTTTTAGCTACAGCTTTAACAGATATTAACGCAAATGACGTAATGGGAAAAGTAGATTTTCAAGCGCCACTTGAAGCTGGAGGAACAGATGCTATTACTATCGCTGCTTCTATTCAAGCTGTTGCTCAAGCTACATTTAGTTCTTCTGTTAATGCAACAGATTTATTATTTTTTACAGGTCATTCAGAAGCCGCTACAGAAAAATTTAGATTTACCTCTCAAGGAGAAATTGGTATTGCAGGTAATAATGTTGGATCTGATGGTCAAGTATTAACATCAGGCGGTGCAGGAGCTGCAGCTGCATGGGAAGACGCAGCAGGTGCTCCAGCAGCAGATGATATTACAGCTGGTGATGCAGCAGTATCTATTGCAACATCAAGTGGTGCTGTTGTTGTAGATTCAAATGCTAGTACAGTTACTATAGATGGGCACACAGGTGTTACAATTGCTGCTTCTAGTTCTGGAAACATAACTTTAGATTCAGAAGTTGACATCAGTTTAGATGCAAATGGTGGAGACATATTTGTTAAAGATGCAGGAACTACTTTTGGTAGTCTTACTAATACAAGTGGTAATTTAATAATTAAATCAGGGACAACAACTGCAGCCACATTTAGTGGAGCAAATGTTACTTTTGCGGGAACATTAGCTTCGGGTGCTATTACCGCTTCAGGTGATATATTACCAAGCGCAGATGATGCTAAAGATTTAGGAAGTGCATCAAAACAATGGAGAAACATATATACTGGAGATTTACATTTATCAAATAAATCTAAAGCCGAAGGTAACGTAGTTGATGGAACAACTGGAGACTGGACTATTCAAGAGGGAGCTGAAGATCTTTTCATTCTTAATAATAAGTCTGGCAAGAAATATAAGTTTAATCTAACGGAAGTTTAATCGTGGCAATAATTTCTAACGCAGTTACAATCGCAGACGCTGGGGCGTTTTCTGTTGGTCTAGGTGCAATGACTTTTATTAAAGAGCTTAATACTAGTGGTGGTGCTGTAGCCAATATGACTTTTCATCATGGCGCTTCAAGTGTGGTTCTTAACGACACATATCCAATTTACAAATTTGTGTTTAGCAATATGCACCCAGCTGGTAATGCTGTGTTTTGGCTTTTTCAAGCAAATGCTGTTGACGCTTCTGGTTTTAATGAACAAATAACATCAACAACATTTAGAGCAGTTAATCCAGAAAATTCTTCTAATGGTCAAGTAGATTATATTGCTAGTATAGATCAAGCAAACGGAACGGGATTTCAAAATATCTGTTCAGATGGTGATATTAAAACAAATAATGACTCTTGTATATCTGGAGAGCTTTTAATATTTAATCCGTCTAGCACTACTTTTGTTAAACATTTTACAGCTCATACAAATCATATGGTAAACAACTCTCAATCTTCAGACAATTATATTAATGGTTATTTTAATACTACCGCTGCTATAGATGAATTTCAATTTAAATTTAATTCTGGTAATATAGATTCTGGAACCATCAAACTTTACGGAATAAAGGATAGTTAATATGGGAGTTATATCAAACGGTACAACATTGTTAGACGCTGGCGCTTTAGATAGTGGAGTGGCGACAGGTGCTATGACACTTATTAAAACTGTTACTGCTAGTACATCTAGCACTATATCTTTTGTTGATGGTGCTTCAGGTGTGGTATTAGATGATACTTACAAGGAATATATTATAAAATTTACAGACGTTCATTTAGGTTCAGATGATAAGAGATTTACATTACAAGGTTCAATAGACGCTGGATCAAATTATAATGTAAATGCAACTACATCAACGTTTAGAGCAAAACATGCAGAAGATGATTCTGGATCAGGTTTTGAATATACTAATGGCCATGACTCTGATAATGCAACTGCATTTTTTCAAATATCTGACATTCTTTCTTCAGGTAATACTGCTGACGAGTGTATAGCTGGTTTTTTACAGCTTTTCAATCCAGCTGACACAACTTTTGTAAAACATTTTATAGCATCATTTAGTGCAAATAATCCAAGCGAATGTATTCATGGTTTTGGTGCTGGATATTTTAATACTACATCAGCGATAGATGCTATTCAATTTAAAGCCGATGCTGGTAATATAGACGCAGGTACATTTAAACTTTACGGGATAAAATAATGGGATTAATTTCAGACGGAACAACAATATTTGATGCTGGAGCAATGTCTGCTGGTTTTGGTGGTAGCATGGTATTTATTAAAAAACTAACAGCATCATCTTCTGGTACTTTATCTTTTGTTGATGGTGCTAGTTCAGTTGTCTTGGATGGTACTTACAAGGAGTATGTATTTACATTTAATAATATTCATCCAGGAACTGATGACGCTTATCTTACAGTTGGATTTAGAGATGGTAGTACAGCATATGACGCTACTAAAACTACAACTGCTTTTAGAGCATTTCATTTTGAAAATGATAGTAATGCTGGAGTAGGATATCAAGCAAACGAAGATTTAGCACAATCAACAAATTTTCAAAATCTTGGTCAATTACAAGGTAATGGTAATGATGCTTCTGGTGCAGGTTATATGCACCTTTTTAATCCTGCAAGCACCACATTTGTGAAACACTTTATATCTCATTATAGTCATCATTATACTAATGCAGCACCAGGAGTAATAGATAATTACGTGTCTGGATATTGTAACGTTACAGCAGCAATTGATGCTGTTCAGTTTAAAATGAATAGTGGCAACATAGATGCTGGAGATATTTGCCTTTATGGTATTGCTTAACAATTAACAATGGAGTATAATAAACTATGCCTAGATTTCACAATATAAACGGAACTAATGTACAATTTACAGCAGCTGAAGAGACAGCTAGAGACAACGAGGAAACAGCTTATGCTAATGCTGCTCCTGCTAGAGCATTAGCTGAATTAAGATCTAAAAGAGATGGTCTTTTAAAAGCGTATGACTGGGAAATTTTATCAGAGCTTGAAAAAGGTAATGCTATATCAGATGATATGCGAACTTATAGACAAGCATTAAGAGATTTACCTGATGGTAAAGACACCGTTGCTAAATGTACAAATGCTACGTGGCCGACTAAACCATAGGATTTAAAACTATGTTACAAAAAGTACAATTTCAACCAGGGTTTAATAAACAAGTTACAGCAACCGGTGGCGAAGGCCAATGGGTTGATGGCGACAATGTTAGATTTAGATATGGTTATCCAGAAAAAATTGGAGGTTGGGCACAATTAGGTTCTACAAGTTTAACTGGTAGAAATACAGCAATACATCATTTTGTAAATGCTAGTGGTATTAAATTTGCAGCTCTTGGAACTAATAGAATATTGTACGCATACTCTGGTGGTATTTTTTATGATATACATCCGATCAAAGCTACAACAACTTTAACATCAGCATTTACTACAACTAATGGATCAGCAGTTGTAACCTTAACTTTTGCATCAGCACACAATGCAAACAAAGGTGATATAATTTTACTAGATAATTTTACAAGTATTACTAATTCTAATTTTACATCTGGAAATTTTGACGATACCAAATTTATGGTAACAGATATACCAACTGATACCACTTTAACAATTACAATGGCTTCTAACGAATCAGGATCAGGTGCATCAACATCTGGTGGTATTAGAGTACAGCTTTATTATCCAGTAGGACCAGCAGTAGAAGTTGCATCTACAGGTTGGGGTCTTGGATCATGGGGTGGTGTACAACAAGGACAATTTACATCAACTCT